CAGTCGCACACTCTAACCAACTGAGTTACGAGAGATTCGCGCAACCAAGGATCGAACTCGGGACAATTGGAGTTTAGTCACTAAATGAATAGTTATAATAATTCAAAATTACAATCCAATGCTCTACCAACTGAGCTATCGCACGGGTGATGCCGACAGGATTTGAACCTGCGCCCTTTCGGACCAGAGCCTTAATCTGGCGCCTTAGACCACTCGGCCACGGCATCGTTACAAGCTACTGCTAGGATTTGAACCTAGGTGATTGGATTCAAAGTCCAAGATACTAACCGCTATATGACAGTAGCTTCCCGTATATATGACGCATGTTTTCTTTAAGCTAATCTTACCTACCATGGTATATCCTGTGGACGAAACCGACACCCGGTCTTTAAAAAGTCAACGAACTGTTTAAACTCCGGTTCGGGGTTCTCTATGTGTACCATCGAATCGAGAACGGTTCCTACAAACTTATTATACCTGGGGTGTGGACCATTATGCGTTACCCTATTTTCGCGAAGGTTACCGATTTCGCGCGGCATCATGATTATGTTATCGCCCGCTTGTAAATCGTATTTTACGCGATCAAATAACGGGTGGTGTCTAAACTGTACCGGTATAACGTGATGGTCTTCGACGTTACGAACATTGAAACGAAGTTTAAAGTTTTTTCGTAACAGTGACCCGTATCTCATATCATAGTCGGGGAATAGATTTAAACCCACGCGCATCATCGAGTCTTCGAGTTCGTCGACTTCGTCCCATGCGGTAAAACACTCGTCTGACGATGCGTTGGCACATATTTCCTTTGCTTCGTCTATAGCTTCGGCGAACCTATACTGAAGACGCGGATTCTCGACCGTTTCGAACGTTATGTTTATTTTTTTCGAATACGTACTTTCGAGAACATTTTTACGGATTATGTGTCTTTTATTTTCGGGCGACGGTGGAACTGAAAAAACTCTAATCATTTACTTTTTAACGCGCTAAATCTTTAACACGTTAGAAAATAATATATATTTACTTTTTTACTTTTTTTACTTTCTTTTTTGTTACTTTTACCGTCTTTTTTGTTACTTTCTTTTTTATACCTTTAATATCTTTTTTATCAATTTTACTTTTTCTAGCAGCTGTTCCTGGTAATAAAACAGATTTATCAAATTTACTCATTTAAAATACGTAAACATTTTTTTTAGTGTAAAAATAATGATCCTAGCGGGGGTCGAACCCGCGACCTCGGCGTTGCGTGTGTGACGATAAAGTCACTTAGGTATACCTAGTAATGTATAAGCACCGCGCTCTAACCAATTGAGCTATAGGATCCCATTTATATATCGACCATAAACTTTAAACCAAACACAACTTTTACTAACCGTAAAACGTACTCTTTGTATTCAATCATTTATACTATTCTAGTACTTATTACCTTTATGTAAGTTTCTATCTAATTGGATGTGATTGTAAATCGTATTGTGACACGTCCGTGCTCATTTTCCTAGCTAACTCTATATCAGGTGTTTGTGGTCTCGATTTAGCTAACCATTTAACAATTTTACGTTTATTACATTCACTATCCGTACCTCCACTTAAATTCGTACCTATTACATTCAAACCGTTACACACGTCGGGTTTATTCTCTTTATTAGGAAACGCTGTATTAAACGCATCTATGGAATTTGGCGGAATATCTGGAGAATCGTCTAAAAGACGATCGTATTCTTGGCGACACTTCGTCACGAATTCGTTCACGTCACCTCTGTGTTCAGTTTCGAGTGATAATTCCATCTCTATATTTCTATAAAATTTGGACCATTGAATACACATCGCCGAGTGTGTTTCCATCATTTTTGAACTATTATTAAACTTGGAAACAGATGTAAGTATACCCGCGAGTACGTTTAGAAACGCAAAAAAGTATTGAACTGCTATTATCTGCTGTTTTTTTGCGTCAGACATACTTTCATCGTTTGGACTCAAAACCGCAAAACCACCAACACCCGTTATACTCGATATGATTATACACGGGTACGATAACCAATCGTTTTGTTTTTTATAAAACATGCGTGCGTGATTATGTAACCACCTGTAGCCTGCGGCCTTTTCGGCCCAGCCTATGAGGAGTTTTTCCTGTTTTGGACACCAGTGATGTTGTTCTGGTAGAGTAGCTCCCATTACTATTTCTTAGAAAATAAGTATGCGTATTCCCTAGCTAAAGTATCTACGCGTTCATTATTTACGTTTCCGTTGTGCGCTTTGACCCATTTAATATCGACAATATCAAATCTACGTATTAATTCGATCATTCGAATCCATTCATTTTTATTCTTTACATCGTCACCTTTTACTGTTTTCCAACCGTTACGTTCCCAATTCTTAGACCATTCTGTTAAGCCCATTCTTACGTAATTACTATCTGTAAAAATACGAACGGATGTAATTCCAAGTTCCAAACACTTTTCTAAAACTTTTATAATTGCCGTCATTTCCATAACATTATTGGTTGTAATATATTTACCTCCACTATCTTCTATTTTATGGACAACAGTTGAAAGTGTTCCAATTATGAGATACGCCCAACCACCAGGACCCGGGTTACCTAAACAACTCCCATCTGTATACGCTTCAATCATTTATAGTATACATAGGTTTAAACTTTATACTTCAATTATTTGTTCCCGTTTGTATGGAAAACATTTATAATAACATTTAACAACAGGTTCAAAAAATGCACACGTAGCACATATAGTTCCAAAAACTATTAAAAATATATAAACACCTTTCATTACCATAGTATAAACGTTAAATCTTTATATTTCAGAGTTCCTATTAGTGTTTCCAATACAACCCTCTTGGGAGTTTGGGTTCGTATTTTGGGCGAGGTTCCTCATCGTCTTCATTATCTTCATCACCACACAAACACCAACCGTTTTTTAATACAAAACAGACTAATATCAGAACTATTGTTCCAATCGCATAATAAAGAGTTAACATATTTATATTTATATTATTACTTAAAATTTTAAGTCATTATAATATAAAACATGTTTCACCAAGATTGGGAAGAAGTTACTATACACGGTAAATCCGTTAAAAAGGAAAAAGAAAAGGAAAAATACGTCAAGTTCATGGGACAAGAAATCAAATTACCTAAACGGAGTCAATATTCAGGTAAATCACCCGAACAAAAACTCGAAGAAACTGAATTAGGAACCCATAAAAAGGTCGGTAAGGAAACGGGTTTAACCATTCAAAGGGCACGCGTCGCAAAAAAGTATACACAAAAGGATCTTGCAAACCTGATAAACGTATCGTCTGATATAATTTCGTCGTACGAATCGGGTAAGGCTATCCCGGATCATAAAATCATGCAAAAACTGCGTCGAGTTTTAAGTGTTAAATTATAACATCATATATTATGAATGATACACTTGGTAAACGAATTCAAATGATACGTATAAGAAGAAATCATACACAAGTTGAACTCGCGCACAGAATAGGCGAAACGTTAGATACCATAAACAAAATCGAATCAGAAAAAATCGAACCGAACTGGTACGTACTCGAAAAAATACAAAAATACTTTAAGGTTACACTTTAAAATTTGATCTAAATTTTAAAATCTAAATTTTATTTATTTTTTAAATTTTATTTTTTACTAAACTTAATAAACTAAGAAATGCTTAGTTGGAGAAGGCGAGGCCACCCATACCGGATTGGACACGGAGAACGTTGTAGTTGACCGCGAACATGTCGAGGTTCTTGGAGGTCGTACCGACATTGTTACAGGCAACGGCGACTTGCGCGTTGTCAATTCTGGAGAAGTTGCAAGTACCAGTTGGTTGGTGTTCTTCTGGCTTAAGCGCAAACGAGTACGAGTAAACGCCCGCGTATGGGTTACCAGAGTGGTGTTGGTATGGTTGAACTTGGTTAAAGTATCTACCGGCTTGTTCCTTGAATCTGTCTTGACCGTTGAGAACCAATTTGAAGGTATTCAAGTTACCGAGGGCTTGTTCAGTGAACACCTTAGAGGTACCCGCCAAGACATCCAAGGCTGGGCAACCCAATTGGTTCGCGGAGATGTACGTGTTCGACTGTGCGTTTGGCACAGTAACGAAATCAATAGACGCTTGTGTGCACGCACTGGTCAAATCGTACATACCTTGAGCATCATCAGACGCCGCGTCCGCAACGCACCACACCAATTCCTTAACTGGGTGGTTGTAGGACAATCTGACTTGCTTGGTCTGGTTCTTGGTAACCGTATCGGTACCAGTGTGTTGGACTTGTTCGATCAAGTATTCGTGACCCTTTTGCGCGAATCGTCTGCGCTCTTCAGTGTCGAGGTAGATGTAGTTAGC